TCCGTCATCTCCCACCGCATTTGCTGTAGGAGTTCACATACGGCTTGGATACGACCCTGCTTGGTGAGGACATCCACCCCATCGTGAGGGGGATTCATCGGAGGCTGACGATGACCGATGACCTTCATGTTGCACCAACCCTGTACTGCCGTACTTGGTTCTTACGAACCCTGCACACCCAGCACACCCATCCAGTCCGTATACCCCACACTAAACGCACAAGTGATGGACTGAAGCATACCCTTCGTACGGAAATCGGTCTCCATGTCCGTACTGGGCTTCTCTCTCCAGAAGAAATTGAGTTTATGCTGGGACGGCGAAGTCATCAGGAACCAGTTGTTTGCGTCAATCAGATACGGGTCAACGATGAGTGTATCAACGGCACTGCGCAACACATTATCGTAAGTAGCAAACCCCGAAGCAGCAGGCGCAATATTCGTACCGCCCTGAATGTTCGCATAGGTTGTGGACTGCAGCAGTGTCTTCGCTGTCCATTCAAGTTCGGGTGGAACCAGTAGAATCTTCGGTTCCAACACGATGGGCTGTTCGCGATGGTTCACCCAACGACGGAACCGACGCAACGCCGATGTAAGCGTCGTTGCCGACAGCGCACCCGACAATCGGTTGGTAAATGTACCCCCACTCAGGAGCGACTGCGTACCAAATAGTTGACGACCGTTTGCGTCCGCCGTGAACCCGTTGTTAATCACTGAGTGCGCCACAACCTCAATCGTGGTCTTCATACTACGCACCGCTTCTTGGACGAGTTGCTTACCCACCTTCGCATAGAGGTCTTCACGGAGCAGGCGTTTACTAATCGCCCACATCATACCATAGTCCTTATGCACATAGACCACACGGTCGCCCTGAATCACACGGTCAATCGGTAGTTCCTGACCGTCCGCGTTCCATTCGGGAACCAACCCGAACCCGCTCAGAATCAGTTCCTCTTCGTACGCCTTGTTCGATGTTCCCACATTAAAGACTTTGGAGTAGAATTCAGGATACGACCCATACTCGTTTTGGAAAACCTTCCGTATCCCAACCCTTAGCAAATCAGGAAACTGCTGAGATGTCATCAAACCTGCCATGCTTTATTCACCCCTCATTATGTTGCTGTAAACGGTTGCACCAGCCGAATGTGCAGACCTTTCACCTGCTCCACAAAACTACTGTCAGGTTCGTTATGACGGAAAACGGGTTCATCTACAATACGAAGCACTACACCATGCACCGCTTCACCCGACGCCGACCGTCGCACACCCCAACGACCCCTACTGCGGTGGTAAATCAACCGCACAGGGTCGCCAACACGGATATTCTCAGCAGCAGGCGGTGCTTCGGGGTTGACATAATCGCCCCCTGTATTCGTTAGCCCATCACCCGTAATGCGATACGCAAACAACTCCGAACCGACCCCAAGCGTCGCTACTGCGATACGGTTGTTGTATTCACCGCCAAACGCAGGGTACACCAACGGATTGAGGGCTACCCCCAAGATGATACCAAACGGAAGTTGAGGCTGTGTCGTATGCAAAAAAAACCGCTGCGCTCTTCCTGCAGCGTCAATACTTACCAAGTCCCCAACCACAGGATAAGCCTGTGCGTCATTTATAGCACTACTCGTCGGTGTTCCACTTACATATCGACTCCAAACAGGGTCAGACGCATGACGACCATCTGGGTTCGGCTCCACCAACACCATGTCGTAGTTGACCGCATTACACCCATCCCATAGGAAAAGCATATTCCCTGTCCGACGATACGGTTCTACTCGTGTATTCATCTACTTTCACCCCACCACATAGATACGATGTGGGGCACAAAGACCCCACCGCTTCTTAGACGAAGTTATCATCAAAAAGTTCCTTAGCCTGTAATTGTGTACGGCTGCACCAACCGAATATGGAGACCCACAAGATTGTCATTCAGTGTTAAACCATCCGTCTGGGTTCTTGGAGGACGAGACACATAATTCAACACCACCCCGTGTACATGCACCGAACCATTCACTGGGGGGACGGCTTTGATAACACCCCACCGACCCGTTGCAATATGATACAATAAACGAACAGGGTCGCCTATTCGAATCGGGTTTTCATTAATAATGTTTTCGTCTGGATTCGTATAATGACCTGCTAAAAAAGTCGTCCGAATACGATACATAAACAGTTCACTTCCTACACCCAAAGTCGCCACCAAAACACGGGGGCGTTGGGTGGCAGGATTCATGTACTGCCCAGCAAACGCAGAATAACCCGCAGGACTGATACCTGCCCCAATTACAATACCAAAAGGAAGCAGCAAACTATCCGTTCCACCTGTAGTTCCAAAAAGATAATAACGCCGTACTTCACCCGCCGAATTCATGATGACCAAATCGCCCAATAACGGAACCCGATTTTCTGGGTTGTCCCCTGCATGACCACTATAACCGCTGGTATTCGCAAACGGAAGCAGTTCCGTCTGATAGTTTGCAGGATTCTCGTCATCCCACAACATCACCACATTCCCTGTCCGACGAAAGGGAGACAACACGGTCGTCATCTAACTCACCCACCCACTTTCTTTCATTTGACGAAACCAATCCAAAAAAGTTCCACCTCATGTACGACTGAACCGCACCACATAACCCGTTATATCCTTCGGTTTCTGAACCAGACGCACTATACGGAACGGGGGGGGAAGAGAAGGTTCAATCACAAGAAACACAGGCTGTATCCCCCACCGTTGCAAAACCGTTTCATGAACGAAATCAACTCTTGAACCAACAACAAGACCGCCGTCATCGTAGTAAGAACCAGTATTCTTATTTAATTGATACGCCAACAACTCCGAACCTTCACCTAACACCGCCACCGTTGCTCTACGATGATACTCACCCCCAAACGGGGACTCTCGAACAGGCTCACCGATAACTATCCCGTAAGGATACACCTGCCAACCCGATGATTCGGTTTTGGGTTCATATCGCTTAAGCGTTCCGTTTTCTTTGTCAATCTCCACCAAATCACCCAGTATCGGGTCAGTATAATTAGGATGAAGCGGTAGCACCGCCGTATCATACGCTTCACCCCACAAGGCTAATCGGTTCCCCGTATGACGAATCAGCGAACCACGAGTCATTCAACACCGCCTCACTAAACGATAATCGTTTTGTTCTTGTCCGCGTCGTCTAACATCTTCTGACCGTATTCCTTCAAGTCCTCCCACGAACGCTCCGCTCTGCGTATGGCTGCCTCCACCTTCCGCTTCCGCATTTGGTTGACCTCTTCCGTCAACTTCGCCTTCCGTCTCATCAACACCAACTCGTTGAATTCCTGTTGACCGTACGCATTACGCTCCCGACCCCCCACTTTCGAGACCAACCGCCACCCGTATCGCTCCATCGCTCTGTAGTTCTGCGGGTGGCTCAAGTCCTTCGCTGCCCAGAAGTAGTCATAACCCGCTTCGCAGTGGAACACATCCAACGGGTCAGGCTCATAAAGGATGTCGACGGTTCCTTTGTCCTGAAACAGTTCGCTAACCGATTCGGGTTCATGACTCTGGGCGGGTTCTGCTTCGATGGGTTCTTCAACCTCAGGTTTCCGTTTCATTTCTTCTGTGCCTCCTTCAGGTAATCACCTAAGATGTCCTCTGCAGGGATACCCCACAACTCAGACCAACGATTGACTGTCTGCCATATGTTATCAGGTACACTCCGCAGAGGGTTCTTCTTTTGGGCGTAGTCCTGTTTGAACTCGGAGAACAAATCCTCTTTGGCTTTGTACATTCCATAGAGGGTGAACACCGACGCTTTGATAACCTCAGGCGTAATCGACTCAGGTGGCTGAGACGCTAACCACTTCTGTACGGCTTCCGTCAAATACGGCACACGACCTAAAGTGGGATACTGCGATACGACATCATGTACCGCCGTCCGTATCACCGACTCGACCGCCATCCGCTGTATCGGTGGCGGTTCAGGAGCCGACTCTTCTTCGCCTTCCCCTTCCGTTTCTTTGGTTTGACGGGGCGGGGCATAGGAAGCGTTGCGGTACTCCACCCCATCAGGGCTGATGTCGAAACCCATCGCCTTCAGGTCTTCTAACCAGACCTCATCAAACGACGGAATCTGTTCTGAATCATCAACCTCTACCGTCGTCGCAACTGTACCCTGTGCTGACGCACCCGCTATGCTTTTCGTATCTTCCATCATTTCACTCCTCAGTCTGTGTCAGGATTGAATCAATCGCTAACAACAAGTCGTTGCATAACTTCGCAACGGCTTGTAATTCAGCCACATCTTCCTTACTCAACCGCTCCCCGTACAGGATTTCACCCACCGCTTTGTCCCGACGGTTCACTAACATCTCTTTGATTTCGTTGACCGCATTCGCACACCGAACCATGAAGTCCATCGAATACGGAGCCGTCATACGGGTTCACCCCCCATCGACGGGGGCACACCACCCGATGGCACACCCTGCGCCAACGACGCTAATTGCTGCATAGCCACCATCTGCGACGCCGTATCCATCACCTGCTGCTGCGCTAAGGCTTCCTCTTCTTCGGTCGGCTTCTCACCCAGTATCTCTTCAGGCTTCGCGACACCCATCAACTTCAGGATTCGGGAGTCGATTTCCCATCTGCCTTTAGGACTCAAAGTCTGGTAGAACAGTTCCCGTATCATCAGCCAACGCTGACGGTCGGTTTCGCGGTTTACTTGTGCCGTGTTCGGTTCGATACTGAACTCCGTCTCGTGGTAGAGTTCGTCTTCCGTAAACATATCACTGGGAGCCACCCCGCCCACCAACGACGCCTCTATGAGCGGATTGCCGTACTGCTTAATGAGGAGCAAATCCATCAAAGCGTCCCGACGCAGGCATTCCTTCCCCATATTGTAGTATTGCTTAAACCGTACACTGCCTTCCAACAACGCCGATTCAACGGAGTACGCCGTCGTATAACGGTCAGGCTGACCCAACATAATCTCCGATATACCGCTCACCATCTTGGCTAATTCCAAGAGTTGCTGCTCTTCCTGAAGCAGACCCGTAAACTGCTGAGGCATAACCAGCACATCAATATCCGCAGGGGTCTCAATCGGAACCTTCAACCCTGCCGAGAACTCTTGGATTTGCTGGGCAGGGGAGTTCTTCCGCACTTTGAAAACGGGGAGGTTGGTGAGTAGTAAGTTATCCAATCTCAGATTATGCAACTCGTTGATTTCCGCTTCAATATCGAACAGCAACCGACCGACACCTTCACCAAACAGACCCAACCGTCGATTGATGGTGTACACCACATACGGGGGGGTAGGGAGGGTGTACTCTTTGAAATGGAGGATGTAGCCATACAAAGGTAAGTAAATGACCTCAATCCACTTGTCCTCCCACCAGAAGTACATGCGGTTGACCCAGACCACACCCCACCCCGTTTCGGGTGTCAACTCAGGGTCAGGACGCAAATCCTTCGCCACGATACCGACGCCAATCCGACTCAGGATTTCGTCAGGGACATCGAACTCTTCCATGAACCGTTTGATACTATACGCTTCGCGATGACCAATCGCCAAGACATCCTCAAACCGCCGTACGGCAGGGTAAACAAAGAAGTTCTCCAACGGCACATACTCAGTCGCAGGGTACTCCTTTCCATGCTCCTTCTTCCACGACTTGAACCCCACCCCCGTCCCTAACAACACCGCGTCAAGGATGATAGGGTAAAACGACTCGGAACGCTTCGATTGGCGTTGGTAATGGAACAGCACCTCTTCCAACTTCCCAATCTCCGCCATACGGTCGGTTCTGATGGGGGTGAGGTTGATGTACGGTTGCGTATGGAAATGCGCTACATATAACCGCAACACCAACGCCTCCACCATCCACCGTAAAACAGGCAGATGGATGTTCGACCCGCCTTTGAAGTGGGGCTGACGCTGAACCTCCATCCGCCACGACCGACGCAACCGCTCAATATCAGCATGCGACGGCGTTGAGGTGTCCAAGATGTAGCGGTTGCGTTTCCACCAATCTAAGGCTTCCTGCAACCGCTTCGGGATTTGAATGAGTTCCTGATACCCGACCGCCGTCGATTCCATATCAGACCTTCGCTTTCTCAATCGACTCAATCAGAGCGTCCGCAAAGGAACGAATCACCGAATCGACCACCTCATCGGACACACCGAACCGTTGTGCCAAGTTCCGACTGAAGTCGCCTTGAATCAGACGGTTCGCCTCTTCAGAGACCAGCGTAATCAGGAACGGCTTCAGATACCGAAACACCACCTTCGTCATCATGTATATCCACCCCGTCATTTGAGTTCACCACCGAATATCTTCAGCAGTTTACTGAGTTCCTCTTTATCAATCGACGGACACGCCGTCGACTTGAAATCCCAGTGGAAGCGTATCACCCACCCAAACTTCTTCTGCAACAACGCCAAAAACTCCGCCAACTTCAGCAGTTGCGGACGGGTCTTGTTGTGGTTGCCCCACACCACGATACCCACCGTCCCTGTGTTATGGTTCTCACAGTGCGCTCCAATTAGACTAATGGGACGCAACGCCCACACGATACCCTCAGGGGTAATCCCAAAGTGATACCCAACCCCTAACCAGCCCCGCCGTTTATGCCAAGCGTCAATTTTGAACCACGAATCAATCCCCACAAACCGCGTATCGTCCCCCGTATGGTGAACGACCACCGTATGAATCTTACGGGTGGGCTGAAGTTCACCCACATACGCCTTCACATCATGGATGGGACGGAACGCCCATGTAGCCTTCCTGCTCCTCCCCTTCTTCAGAACCATACCGACTCCTTAGACGACTGAAGGTCTCAGGTTGTTCCGTCTCCCATACGGCTCTGGGTGTCCGTATCACATCCGACACCGTATCCAACCGCTCCTGACGACGGTGGATAAGGTTCACCACCGCGTTATAGGTCATGTCTTCTACTTCGACCTCTTCTTCCTGAGGCGCATATTGAAACGACCACTGCAGATAACCCGCCTCACACAACCAATAGACCACATATCTGAAGGCGTCTATCGAATCGTCATTTTCCTTTGGAACTTCTTTACCCTCTACAAAGCAGTACCGCTGCAACCGATAAAAGAAATCGACAACGGCGGGGGTGTTAAGGTCGAACTTGATGAGGTTCCTACGCAGGAGTTCGTTGACGACACTCAACGAATGCTGCTGCTTCTTGGTCGCAGGCAACGCACTGAACCGCTCAATCACCTTCGTCGCAGGCACAAACTCGTTGGTGTCCTTCTGGTTCAACTGCGAATCGTAGACCATCAACTCAGGATACTGACCCCGTACCTTACAACGCTCTTCGACCATCGCCACGAACTCACCTAACGACTTATAACGCTCCTCAAAGACATCGACCACATAGACGACACCCTCACTGACCTTCACCCCCACATACGCCGACATGTGATTATAGCCCCAGTCCAACCCACCGTAATAAACACCATCCTCAGGAACGGTGCTAAGGTGGTGTTCGCCCAACGCAGGGAATATCCGCTGGTCAGTGAAATCGCCATATAACCGACTCATCGCTTTGTCGCCACCCATCAACTTCGCCGTACGCTGTACCTCACCTGTATCGATGAATCGGTTCTCTTCCAAACGCAAAAAGTCGCAGTATATATCGGGGTTGCCCTGCTTCCCCTTCAGCAAAACCTCTGTGTACATCCAAGTCAATCCCTTCAACGGCGTCGCCGTAATCAACACCAACCCACCCGTATCTAAGGTACGCATGAGCAGCGTCTGATACGCCTCATACGGTGGCTCCTCATCGATGATGACCAAGTTCAGACTGACACCCTCTAAGTTCAATAACCCGACCCGATGGCTCTTGAACTCTAATATGCTCCCGTTTTTGAAATGCAACCGATGATACCGCTTGTCATACGCCCTTTCCCAATCTTCACCCACCAACCGCTTCGGTGAACAGTACCTGAGTATCTTCGGACGAATCGTCATCTCAATCAGCGAATAATCAGGCATAAGCCAACGCACATAAACGGGGGGCTTGATGTCCCTGAAGGGGTGTTCAGCCAAACACCACCATATCGCCTCAATCACCGCCGATTCCGTTTTGCCACTACGGTTCGCACCAAACAACGCTTTGACCTTGATGTCCTGACGCTTCCAAAAGTCAATCACCTTCGGGTTCGGTACAGTCAGGATACGGTGGCGGAGTAGGTCAGGCACACCACCCCGCTCACCCTCCAAAACAAACACGAAGTCCAACCCACTCGGCGATACGACTTTTTCATACTTCATTCATCGTTCACCTTATGTCGGTATGTAGCCCCACCGTATTCGGTGAAGTGGGGCACTGCCTCTGCGTCAGGTAAGCCCAACATCCGTAAGTTGCCCCCCGTACCTTTAGTTTCGCTTCCCTCAGGCATAGCCTCTTCGGCTATGGATTGAGCCGTGTACCAACTCACTTCTCCGTTTGTTTCCGTCGGCTGACCCTGCTGAACAACCTCTAACAACGACTTCCAAAACTCAATCTCTTGGAAGACATCTTCGTCCGTCAAATGGAACTTGAGTTGGTGCTGCTGATATAGGTTGTTAAGTTCGTCCGTGTTTACCGTAAGGTGTTCGTCCGTCATCGGGTTCCGTAAACGGTCAAGCAACGCCAAGAAGGTGGCTTTGTCTACCTCATTCAATACTTCACCCAAATTCCCAAAACGACGGGAGTTCTCATAGAACCACCGTATACCCGCCATCATCGCAAAGGTATTCCACTCCAACGCCGACATATTGTCATACGGCACATCCTCGTCCTTTTCGCGTCGAACAGGCAAATGCGCCGACCAACCAAACTCCGCTGCCTTCTTGAATATCATCAAACGGGGGGGGTCAATCTCAAATGCACTAAACGCCATCGGATGGGTCTCAGGTATCATGTGCAGATACCAACCATCACCCAACGATACAACAGGATAGTTCTCTATCTCCGCCTTAATCGTCGGGTCTTCAAAATAACTACTCGTTGGATTCTTCGTCATCTAAGTCCACCTCACCACCACTGAACATCAACAACCGACCTTTCAAACGCTCATACGGCGTTAGGTCAGGGTCGAATTTCTCTGCAGGTATACGCTCAGCAAAAGGCATAACATACGGCACTAATACCTTCGCCATCTTTTCATACTCCTGCTCCAAACGCTCAATCTCCGCTAAATACTGCTGTATCAACTGCGCCACCTCATGGTCAGGCTTCGATACATCGTTCTCCACCTTCGTTATCGAAGACTCTAAATAACGAATCCGCTTCTCATACTCATCAAACCGCTTCAACGCAGCATACGGTATCTTGAACTGACGCATACCAAAGATACGACCCACAAAGTCCAAATCCTCGATGTTATACTCCACCATCGACTTCTGCATATCACCCAAATCAACACCAAAATCCACACCAAACACTTTCGCTGCGTTCAAACCGACACGCAACATAGGTATCATATTCACCAAATACTCACGAACCGACTTTGCCTTCACTTCCTCAGGGTCATACTCGTTGTATATTTGATTGCCTGTCAAAATGCTACGGTTGGCTGCTGCCTCCAACAAAGGACGCAATATACTACCTACCTGCTGCTTCACTACTTCCCACGAACTGCCCTTTAATGCCGATATAAACTCACCCGAATTCTTCGCCTCAACCACATCATAGAACGCCTCGAAAATCCCTACGGGAACCATATAACTCAGGTCAATAAACTTCAGTTTATCACCCTCACCCACCGAAACAACAAACGGGTTGTTGCGCATGTATTCAGGCAGCAGTTGACGGTTCTGCTCCTCCGTCGTCGTAGAAGTCGTCGAACCCATCGCCTTCGCAAACAAATCCCGCCACTTCGCTGCCTCAACCATCGCCTCTAAACCCGCTGCAGGATGACGAACCAACGCCGACGCAATCGTGTACCAGAAGGTAATAAACGGGAATAGACCTAACCCCTTCCGTAAGAAGTGAATCGACGGTGGAACCACACGATAGTCTACCAGCCACTCCTCCACTCTTGGAATGTAGTGTATCAAATCCCTCAAGGTATAGGTCTCCGCCTTACCCGCCTTGTCTAACAACATCCGCAACGCCGTAAACTTACCTAACGCTTCTGCATAAGCACCCGCCTTCGCTAACCCACGAGTAAACCTAAAGAATCGCTCCACGCCTTTGTGGAAACGGAACAGCCCCGATGTGATATACTCCAATTCCTTCGCACCCTCAGGGAAGTCCGTCGCAATCTTCGGGTTAAACGACGGAGAAATCATCGACGCCTCAAACCATAGCCGACTATTGCCCATCATCTTGGCACTCTTCCTCATCTCAGCCAAAACGCGATACCAACCCTCACCCGTTAGAGTACGAACCAACAAGGTGTTCGTAAAGAAGTTTCTCATCTGCGTAATCGGCGACCACGCCACCAACGCCGATTTGAAGAAGTCGTTAACGATGTCCCAAACCGTCTTACGGTTAATCAACGGCTCTTGGAAAAGGTCAAGAAACGCCTTGTGTAGGTAGATGTCGAACTTGTTCATCGTGTTCGATAAGATATGCAAACTCACTCTGTCCCTGTATTCGTCAGGCATATACTGCATTAAACGAACCAGAAAGTCCTCTACATACTCATCAGGCACATGAGGCAACTCAGCCTTCAACGCCGTACGCAACGAGAAGAACTGAGGATGTAAACCATCATAACGAATCACACTATAAGACAACTTGTCCGCCATCTTGGCGAACACAGGCAACATAATCTCCAACGGGTTTTGCCGTATTATCTCATTAAACCCACCATACAACACCATCCCCAACGAAATCACATGCTTCCACGACTCCTCAAACACCTCCTTTAACTGACCCTCACCCGTTGTTAGCGTTGTGTAAATGTCCTTCCCCACCATGTTCTTGGAGGTATCCAACAGCGTATCAATCTGATTCGCCAAACTCACCTCTTCCTTACCACCACGAACCATCAACACATCCCTCAGGAACTTCAAGTACCCACGAATCGGGTCAGCGTCAAACCCAATCGGAGATACCGCCATCATCTCCTTAAAGAACTTCGGATTATGACGATATAAAGCATACAAATCAGCAAAGTATTCATACAACCAACGACCCAACACCGCAACGCGGTTCATATTCAACACGCCGTAATCTTCAGCAAACTTAATCAACTCCGCCGTAATAAGGGGATTCGATACATACACATACAACTCGTTCGGGTCGTTCCAACCCTCACTTACAACACGATGTAGATAATTCAGAAGACCCTCTTCCTCAGGATATTGAATCATCGTCCGATATTGACTCAATACCTGCTTCGTCCGCTCAGGACTATTCAGTATCTCAGCAGCAATATCCAACTTCTCACCAATACCCAACTGATACCAATCACCCTCCAAAACGATGACCTGTTTCCCTTCTTCGTCCCACAAATACAGCATTTTGCTCTGTTTGATGGTGTTCTCCAAGAACTTAACCACAAACATATACTTCGTCATCTCAGTCATCAGATTCGCCCACTCATCAAACACCTCAGGCTTAATCACATCCAACATCCCACGAATCGCCTGCTCCTGACCATGAAAGCCTATCAACCAAGTCATCGCCTGCGCCCAATTATAACTGGGATAATACGCAATCCGCAGATTTAGGATGTGGTCAATCAAACGCTCCATCGCCCCCGTTTGACCCACATCATACATCGCCGACAGTAAATCTCTCCACAACAAATGGTTAATCAGAAAATACGGGTGGAGCAGATGATGAAACGGCTTCTCTGAATGTTCTTGGGCTGCATGTTGTCGCAAAACCTCATATAGTCGCCTACCCGTATGACGCAATCCTAAATAAATCCGACCCCCCTCCCGTTTCACCTCGAAGTACAACGAACGCTTAGCAATACGCTTCAAAATCTCTGGGGGAATAATATGCCCACTGCTCTGCGTCGAAATCTCATTCAGGAACTCAAATATTTCCCGATACGGCTCATCCAAATTGACATCATCCATCACCATCCGCAACAGCCCACGATGAAGTATCTCAGGCAAATCGCCCATATCCTTCCGCATGGCTTGATGAATCAACGGAGCCATGTTCTGTACGATGGGCGTCATCCGACTCATAAACTCCTCATCGGGTCTAAACTGAGGCAGGTTCTCAAACGGGTTCTCAAACTCCATCCTTGTCTGACCACCACCAGATGGCGGTTCACCACCCATAATAGGTGGCAACCCACCACTCGGTGGAGGTTCAGATACACCCCCACCCGATGGGACATCAACACCTGATGGAGGTTCCTCACCCAAATACAACCGCCGTTCCTCAGGCGTCAAATCCTCAAACGCCCTTATGGTCTCCTCAGGAATCTCTATGTCGTCCTCAAATGACGGGGGCGGGGGGGTTCCTGTATCCGATGGTGCGGTCGTAGCCACCGCCGACTGAGCCTCCTCATCAGGTGCGGTCAACGCCATCCCCGTATCGGCTTGGGACGCTGCCGTATCCGCTGCCCCACCCGCTTGGGCTGAATGAGATACCGCTGTACCTGCTTGGGTTGAAGTCGTCGTTTGGGCTGCTGATTGAGTAGTCGCTGTTTGAGTAGCACCCGACGCCGTTTGGGCTGCCGATGTCGTAGGTTGAATCGTCGCCGTTTGGGTAGCCGTCGTTGCCGTCGTTGATGTTTGGGTCGTTTGAGCAAACTGACTCCTCTGCGTTCTAAGCAGTGCGTTTATATCTGGATGTTGCTCCAAATAATGTATCCATGTGTTAAGTTCTCTCCCTCCAAATCTCCTCTCAAAAGCATTTGCTAAACCAAACACCGTATGCTTACGCCCCGCACCAGCCAACGCACCACTGAAGTCGATGTCAAAATTAGGAATCATCTGTCGAAGGAAAACAATCACTTCTGCTAACTCGGTGTTAATCAAAGAGGAATCTATTTTTTGTCCCCTCTGTTGCCCCTGTTGTTGTGCTTCTAAAGCGGGTTTGTATTCGTTATGATACTTCTTCACTAAAGCAGCCATCCGCTTAAATTGGGGCAACTGTACATTCTGGTACTTCTGCTTGACCAAACGAAACAGTTCAGCAATATCCGCCTCAATCAAATCGTTCGGTATGTCATCGTCCGACCAATTCAACTTGGTCTTCGCATACTCAATCAAACCCTTAGGTCGATACCCCGCGTTCCCCTCCAAGAACTTGGCAATCATTTCGGGTTGACCCGACTCCTTTTGACCCAAAGCCGACAAATCCTTCAAGCCATACAAACGGTGCTGCAACTCTGCCGTATCCCCAGCGTCAATCTTACGCCTTAGATACTCAAATAACCGCTTGTAATACTCAACCGCAAACGCTTCGCGAAGTTGCTCCAACTTCTGACGCTGCTCAGCCGTTGCCCCCCGAACCGTTATATTATCCAAAGCCTTTCGTAAAAAGCGACGATACCCGATGATGTACATCCTCAGCAGGTTTTTGTGGGTTGCCTGAAAAACCTTATCAAAAAATTCGTCATCATCAGAAAGTTTAACATCTTTAACCATTTTTCTCAAAACCCCAGCCACCGCGTCTTCTGCATAGTCGTAATTCACCACAGGAAGCGTCTGCAGTTGTTGAGGCGGTGTTGCTGACGGGGGGGGCTGCGGTTGCTGCTGTATCTGAGTTTGAGGCTGCTGCTGCTGTTGCTGCTTCTTAGACCCACGACCACGACGACCACCAGCGGGGACGGGGGGGGGTTGGGGCTGCTGAAGTGAAGTCTGAGGTTGAGCCTGAACCTGAACCTGAGGCTGTGGCTGTGATGGAGACTGAAACCCAAAGGGCTTTACATCACCCGAACCCCGTATGTTCAAACGAAATTCATCTTCAACAAAACGATAAAAGTCCCCGTACGGAAAGTTTCCGATGTCTTCCTCAATTTTCGTACCATATAAGAACTTATAGTAAAGGTTTCTAAGAAGGTTCATTTTGTCAAACGAAGTCAGGCTGAAGTTTAAGTCGACCGTTTTTCTTTGACCAACAAAAGGCGTAAGGAGATAATCATCCAAATAGCGCACAAACGCAGCCGATAACGCACTGTTCGGGTCATAACTACGAACCGCCTTAAGATAATCCACCGCTGCTAAAAGAGCAGCAGGTCTTCTTAGTTGATTCATTTCTTGTTGTTTTAGATTAGAACCAAAATAATACCTAACTATGTTGCCTAACGCTTCCTTTTCTTTTTCCTTTAAACCGCCCTTAATTGTCTTTTTCATTAATTCATCTAACTCAACCAAACGACCAAACACCACCGCCGTACTGGGAGCCAAAAACCCATCCGTCCATCCATGAACCTCCGTCAAAAACTTCCCAACCGCTGCCTGCGCCTCCGCGTCTATAAACCCCTGCAAACGACCCGACTCAACCTGCAAACCCTCCACCACACGCGACAACAACACATCACGCAACGGTTGGGGGAGATTCAACAACACCTCCTTCAGTTGAACAAAATGCTCATCCCTTACCTGATTGATGTCTTCAAATATGCTTTTCAAAACAGCAAAATCGCGTTCGCTAATCATCAATAACTGCTCAGTTAAAACTTGGTCATAAATGTTTGCTTCACTAACTTTTGAAACAGATTTGAGTGCCTTTTTGTATGTTTCGTACTCACTCACTACTTTTTCCGCGAAATCATCATAGTCTCCCAACACCACACGACCATCTTCTATACTCAACAACCTATTCAAACTACGCCTCAAAATACCACTATACTGCCTCTTCGCTGAGTTCCAAGAGTTCTCCACAACCTGAGAAAACTCATCAGGACTCGACGATTTATAACCTCTATCCTTCAGCGTTTCGTACACATGTTGCTGAAATCGACCACAATCGAAATTCATCACATGCACCCCCGCTGCTGAAGAACACGCTGTATCTCCGCTTCACGGGACGACTTATAAAACCCCAACTCGTCCTTCATTTGCCTACTCAACGCAATAAACCGACTCTCCGCTTCTAACATCGGTATCTCGACACGATTCATCGTACCTACACCAAACGCCGTTTTGAGTAGACTGTCTTCATAAAACCGAATCTTCTTTTCAGGAACACCACGCTCCGCCAAGATTTGACGGAACACCTTCATCTCCTGTTCCTCAAACGGAGTGTTGGATAAAACACGCAATATCATCTGCCTCATCGTCTGCAGGAACTCATCGCCCTTACCACTACCAAACAACTGGTCAAAACGCTGCGCCTCTTCCTTCAAATGCCTGTGCATTTCCATCAAGTTCCGTATATTACTCGGCGTCAAACCCAAACGACGAACAACCCACAAGAACAGGTGATAATCCTGCGGAATATCCTCCAACCCCGTCAACCCCTTTATCGTATTCTTCGACGCCTCTAAATCCGCAACTGCCTCATACAAATCCTCGAAAAACTGCTTGGGCATGCGCTCTTCCTTTACTACACGACCACCAAACAACAACGACCACTCAGGAATACGGGTTTCGCTATCAATCGGACTCTTCCAACGACTAATAAAAGCCCTCATCTGAGCAACATCCCCATCCCCCAAACGCCTCGTTCTCCTAAACTCATCTTCCAAATGACCAAACTCCCTCATAAAACTTCGCGAAAACTCTTCCATAAACACAAACCATGTCTTATCCTGTGGCGAACGACCCACAACCCGCGATAAACGAACCATCGTACTTTCATACTTCCTCAAAGCAGCGTCTAATGTTTGTAAAGCGTCCTGCATTTGTTGTGGGTCGGTATAACTACGACTCATCACACGGTCATAAAATACACTCAACCGCTGATTTAACTCCCCATTCAGTTTGTAAACCAAAGACTGCTCAAACTGAGGCGTCCCTATAGAATTCAGGGAGTCCACTAACTCCATGTTCTTCTCCCACAACGCACCCTCAATATTACGACTCATACGCCCAACATCTTCCGCAATCGCTGACCGCGAATCGAACCACTTCCACAAAAACGGATACCGCTTCCCAAAACGGTCGGTGGTTTCATTCAACCCCACCACACCACGATACAACCCACGCAGTATCGAACCGCCCCAGTTCAGTTTCGTCAACAGCAACCGCTCCGCTACCTCAGGTATCGTCGTATAATCCGACACAAGACGACTCACCAACAACGCATGACGCTGCTTTATCTCCTCAAAACCCTGACGAACCCCCTGCTGAATCGCGTCCACCAACTCCTTAGGAACCTCCAACCGCTGCAACTGCGCTAATTCCCCCACCGTAAAACGAACCTCACGCTCACCCGCATAAACCTGACGCAACTTCTCCACCGCATTCATCGTGTCCCTAATGATGTCTTTCGATTTCTCTACCGCCCCCTCCGTACGCCAAAACGAAGACCAGAACCCACCCGTCTGACGCTCCACATGACGCAACCAGTTTCCTACCCGCTCCGTAGGAAAGCCATAATACACCGCTTCCTCAGGAAAATAATACGACGGAAACGCCTTTGTAAAACGCTCCATAAAGTTCCCTAACCGCAACGCACCAACTTCAAGACGGGGGGCTAAATGACCCAAAACACGATTCAAAGACGAACCCGTACGCAACATCATCGGCTCTACAACAGGCATACGACCCATCCAACGAAAGGTCTTGGACAACAAAACATACGGGGCAACCACAGGGAACGCATTCGTCATCGCTGCCATCTGCGAAGCAGCCACATACTTACCACCTAAGGTTGTCGCTGATTTGAATGTCTGATAAGCCCTCTCCATGTTCTTTGCATACTTAAACGACCCCACAACACCAAACCCACCATACATCGTCGGGTCAAGAAGTAAACCCAGTATCTCCGAAACCGTATAAATAGGATTCCAACCATAAGAACGATAAACCAGCGACGACATACGGTTGGCTTCACGATAAGTGTCTAAATCCATCCCCTGAGGCAACACGATTTCTAAGTTTCCATATCGAACTTGGTCTTTGTAAGCGTCTAACAAATGAGCAGGAACGATTTCATAACGCACCTCACCCCACTTCCCAGAAGCGTCCTTCTCCCGAATCGGTAAACTCACATAATCCACCGCCGTACGGTCGCCCCACACGACATCGACCAACTCCGACATCACCGCCCCCAAACCAACATACCGCGAATGCATGGGACGACTCAACTCAACCAATCGATTCGACCACTCCTCAATACCCCGCCCACCCTTTGCAATAAATGCAGGAAGATACAACAATCCACCAATTGCATACCGACTAAACGCACTGTACAATTTCGCTACATGCTCCACCAACGGCTCCAAGATACCTGCATGATAAGCCAAATAGTACGACCGCCGTAAGTCTTTTTGTAAAGTGTTCAACACCGCACCCGAAGCAGCGTAAATATCAAAACCGTTTTGTCTCAATTGATACAAATATTCAGGTAAATATTCCGTCCAAGTACCCACCGTAAACTTCCAAAGGAGGTCGCCTGCAAACCACAAACTCCCCAAAACCTTCCGAAGCAAACCCACCTTCCCCAAATCTTTGTTTAGGTCGTCTTCTAAAACATAGGCGGATTCAGAAAGACCTATAGCAGACGAAACATCCGTACCCTCCGTAGCCTCTGAAGTGGACGGAACCGAAGACCGAGAAGTCCGTATCTCAATCGGACGCAAAAACGGAATCTGGTTCCGCTTTGCTTCGTCTGCCATGAAATCCCGCAACGCCGAACGCTGTGGCTCAGGTATCTTATCCCATTCGCCCCACTTCGCATACTGAGCAAAACGAATGAAGTCCTCCGCCTGTAAACGCGACCAAGTTTTCGCAAATCGGTCAATCCGCCGAATCTGCTCTAATTCGCTACTCATGATACCGCCTCTCCCTTAAAGGGTTCGTTGACGGTGGAGGGGTAGACCGATTTCGTTGAGGTGAAGACGGCTGACGCTGATTGCGCTGCAACCGCTGCTGTTGACCCTGCTCCACACTACGACGCTGGGCTTCGTTCGACACCTCATTCGGCACACCTAACGGTTGCCTACCCACAACACCCAACGACGAAGAAACACGACCCTCCCATGCATTCCGAATATCTTCAGGCACTGCAAAGTGCCTCAACACCTCCTTAACTAAAGCCACACTATCGTACAACACCCTGTCCCTCACCACAGGAATCGCTCTTACGGCGTTGGGGTGTGTACTAAGTACCGAATCCACCACCGCAATATTTCTTCCTGAAACGAAAGCATATATCTTATCCGCTGCATCTATAAGTCTTTGCTTTTCTTCAGGAGTTAACGGACGCCTATTTGTTCTATACTGCGCCCAAAAATTGCCTAAAGTATTCAAAGCATTTTTCGCTTCCTCAGACCACATCTGAAGCGTCTTCGGCTGACCATCCACATTCACAACCACATTCGCCAACTGAGGATTCGACAACAGCCAAAAATCAGCAATAGGCTCACTGTTTAAATATTCTGACAGTCTACGGGTACTACGAACAGCGTCTTTCATAATGTTGGTTATTCCGTCCGACAACTCCTTAATCGTAAGTACTCCCAACGAAGGTATACCCACACCAAACCTCCGCAACAGCGTACGATTCTTCTGCAAAAACTCCTCCGCGTCTGCAATCGGGTCAGCACTTTGCGCCAACGCCTTCTGTAAACCATAATTAAACAGAGCCATATCTTTATTATAATAGTGCTGTAAACCCATCAACCGTGAGTCGTGTCTATACTTCAAGTTCATAGCCTGAGACTCCAACCACCACTTCTTCACAATCACAGGCGGAATCGACAAACCAAACTCAATCGTGTTCCTTAGTCTTGTATAACCCTCTTCCTCACCAAAAACTTTCAAGAAGTTTACACCTACGGGACTGTTCCATATGTTCTGAATAAATGCGTTCAACGCATTTCGGTCTTTCTTGAGTTTGTTATACTCTTGTTCGCCCAACTCCGCCATAATACCCAACACCTGCTGCGTCGCTTCATTACCTAAAACCGCCTGCATTTGTTGAAGTTGCTGCTCCGCCAACTGAAGTTCTATATCGCCCTTCTGCACCGCCTGCTCCTGTAAACGCACTGCATATCGGTTCAACTGGGCAGACTTACGCAGTATCAAACGCAGTTTCTCATCTGTTATATCCGCAGGTATCTCCGACTCGTCCGTAATAAACTTCATCAACGCCAACGCCTTATCATACTGCGCACCCGCCACCGTAAAATTCACCAAATCGTCCGAAACTTCATGACCCAAACGCTCAAATACCCCCTTCGCCACATTCGGGTCGCTTACACCCGACTTCCTCATCGCCTCCGACACATTCAACACCGTTTCTAATAGATTGCGGTTTTTATCTAAGTTCAACTGCTCCAAAACCATTTGCTTGTTGAATTCAAACTGCTGCTGCTCTAAACCGAACTGCTGCTGTGCCATCTGCTGCTGGAACTGCTGCGCCTGCTGCTGCAACGCGAACTGCTGCTCCGCCATCTGCTTCTGCCATTCAATATCTTGACGGCGTTGCAGTTCCTGCTGCGCTGCGATTTCCATCTGCGCTTCTTCCGCAGCCCCCGCTGTTGCTGCACTTCCCAACCCAAACAGTATATCTGCCCAGTTCATGTCTACCAACTCCACAAACGAAACAGTGTCTTTGGTTTCTTCGTCGACTTCGGCGATGGTTGTACAGGTTGTTGCACAGACTGGGGTTCAGATGGAGCCATCAATCGTTCGATTCTCTCCATATCTACATCCAAACCCAAATCCTCATCCACCGTATTCAATATGCCCCAAATCAACGCCTCTTCTGGATTCGTCTGACTCATTCCCATCACCGCCTTAGTCTAAAGATACTGACATCAATCGGCTGCGTAAACGGGTTCGGCAACGGAGCCGTTGACGGAGGCGGGGTCGGACGGTTCAGCGTCCGCATATACTGCTGCGCACCAAACAACCGACCCAAACCCGCACCCAACTGCGCCATATTACCGAACTGCTGCTGACGCCATGCGTCCTTCGCTAACGCCCACTGGTACTGCTGCGCCCTATTCGCAAATTGCTGCTGCGCCAACTGGGACGCCATCTGATACGAAGGTACAGAAGACTGGGACAAATTGAGCAGGTTGCCTAACATCTCCGCCATCGCTAACCCCGACTGCTGTTTGTGCTGCGCTGCCGTCTGCGCTAACGCCATCTGACGCCGTAAACCTAAATTAGCAGCCAATCCCGTCGTGTCCGCACCCATCCGACGCAACTGCTCTATTTGGTCGCTCATCTGACGGTTCAACGCTGCACCCAACTGCGACTGCTCCAAAATCTGCGCCTCAGGAGCGGAATATTCCAACTGACCCGTCGCAGGGTTCTGACGCCAACCCAACGCACCCATCGCCGTCAAGATACCCTGCTTGGCTAACGGTAGGTGCTGACGCAACCAATCGGTTTGAAGGTTCAGAAGTTCGTTTTGCTGCTGAAGCGCAGCCTGCTCCTGAGAAGACGGGGCGGGGGCTGAAGGTGGTCTACGAAACATGCTCCCCACCAACCCCACCGCACCTAATACAGGGCTGACTTTACCTAAAACGCCTCCCACACCGCCTTTGAGCAAACCACCTACCGCTTTACCGATTCCTTTGAGAAATCTCATCCACGACCACCCATCCCCTTCAACGAAGTCAACTGCTTCATCTGCATAAGTTCCTTCAGCGACGGTTTAAACTTAGACGCCATCCGCTTCGGATTGGGCAACCCGACAGGAAGAACCCGCGTCGGCTTCGGAAGCGGTAAACCCACCACCATCTTCCGATTCGGTTTTATCTTCAGCAACGACCTACGCTTTGGTAAACCCAACACCATCCTCACCACCGCTCAGGAAGCGTACCCTCAGCCAACCACTTGGAACCCTGCTGACGCCGATACACATCCCATGCTGACTGCCAACCGCTTACCTGTGGCTGTACCTGAATCTGCTGCACCGCCGTACGGGTGGGTTGGGGCTGCTGAGGCTTCATATACTCGTTCCAAAGTTGGTCATACCACTCAAACGCCTTATTGCGGTTCGCTAAAGGATTTGAACGGTTGGTGGGGAAACGATACCCCTCAGCGATATTCAAATGCTGACCGTACTTGTCCTGATACCATTTCAGGAAGTCGTTCTGTTTATCCAACGCATTCTTCTGACTCAAATACTGCTTCCAATAGAACACCCCTAACCACCCCTCAACTGCTCCGCAACGGTCAACGCCACACCCACCGCACTGACTGCATGACGCCACTTACTGAACGGCACTAAGTCGCCCTCTTCAATCTGATACCACTGCCCTAAATAACGCTCTGTTTCGCGGCACATCTGCTCCGTTTTGCCTTTGGTAAAGGAAGGCTTACGGTGCGGGGGCACAAGGTAGATGGGACGACCGTCATGGATGAACCCCAACGCCCCGACACAAACACCCGCTGCCATCACCGCGTCATAACTTGGACAGTACCCCGACTCCACACCGAACACCTCTGTCTTCCAAAACCGACGACACGCCCACCGTATGAACTTCACCGTCTTGAGATAGTCATCACCCAACTTCGCCCAGCCTAACACCAACTTGTACGGGGTGGCAAAGCAATAACCCCAAGTACCCCCCACATCGAACGCCAATATCGGGACGGTGAATGGGAAATCCTTACGGGGTCTGCCCTGATTCCTCAAATACACCCGCTCCTCGTAGTCCCATTCCACCTGACCACTTAGACGAATATCCATCCCCTCATGTTCCGTCATCGTATCACCACACCATCGGAGGCGGTTCCTCATTCAAACAGGACACCTGCTCAAAGTAGATGTACTGATGAACCCGCTGCGTAAAGTCGTCATAGGGAAATTGGTACAACTTCCAACCCTCACCCGTTGTGATGTACACGGCGTCCTTTTCAAACACCAAGTACAGGTCGGTATTCCACACTTTGTGTTGTATCGAATCGTAGCCCCACAGTGGAACCCCTGTGTCCTGAACATACTCAGGTTTGTACGGGAAGAGAAACTCAAACCACCAATTGACATACAGATTCAAAAACCCGTCCCCTAATTGGTGAATGAAGCAGGTGAACATCTCATCCCACAACGGGGAAAAGGGCAGGATTTTGAGCATATAGGTCTCTTCGTCGACCCATACTTCCGAATCCTCTACCTTGTTCACCACCCCATGAAACGAGAACGCAATCGGCACAACCGCCCAACGGGTACGGTACAGCGGATACTGACGCCGATTGCCCACCCATTCCTGAATGAGTCCCGTCTGGGTATAGTTGCCCTTTGACGACGCCATCAAAACTCTCCCGTCATCTAAGCCCTCCACCCATCCTTTGTAGTAGGGCACAATTGCAGGAGATAACGGGTCGTCCGATACAGGCAAACCGATTTTGTCTATCCCGCCACAGAAGTAGGCTTTGAGCGTTTTGTAGTCCTCATACGGTTGCGGTGTCCATATTCGTCTCATCGTCATCATACCCCCTTAGGTCGGCAACCGCTAACGGTACATAGTCGCAGCGTCTATAAACCCCGACGGTCAGTTCACCGTTGCGCCACTGGGCATATAACTCGGACGGTATCAATTCGTTTTTGACCCGTCCGTAAGTGTTCGTTAGCCATACCCGTACAGGCACTTCGATTTTGCGGAGTTGGCTCAAGGAATACGGCAGGAAACAGACCTGACCGAACATCTGCCACATCACCCCGCGTCCCGTACGCACCATATCCGCTGCTTCCGAAACAGGTGTCCCTTCGCATGGATTGTCCCTCATCACGAAGCCCCCCTTAGATAGTCGATGATTTTGAACGCATACGCCAACGACGGAGACGGGTGGTCTTGGGCATGCTGTAAGCCCAGTATCGGCACACCCATCTCCGCGTTCGGCAAATAGAAGACCCGATTACAGAACTGACCGTATATTGTCTCTTCGGGGTTCACCGTTTCGTCCCCGATGAGCAAAAAGAGAATCGGCTGAGGGTCGGTTTGAGGATGGTATTTGCGTAGCAGGCTCAGCGTTGCGTCCCACAAACCCACCGCCGTTTTGAAATGACGGGTGTCAGGTGTCCATTCGCTCAGCACACTTCCCGAAACGATGACGGTGGTCTTGGACTGATAAAGTTGGTACACCGTATGCCACAGGTTCGTTCGATGGATGTGCCACCATAACCGACGCAGTTTCGGGTCAGATGGAAACAACTCAGAACCTGCCCCGTCATCCAACACCACACTGGGCGTAATCAGCCGATTCAACAACTGCGCCGTTTTGCGGACATACTTGGACACCCCATCCAAGAGGATGACATACGGGGGTTGGAAGGTCAGATGTCCCTGCCACCCCACCGTAAAGGGCGGGTTCGCATTCCATAGGTCATACATCAGTTGCACATCGTTCTGTTTTATGAGTGTCATAGTATATCACCTCCAACGGTGGTGTTTGTAAGATGTGGTGGACAACCTGAATCTCTTCGTGGCTGGGTTCGCCTTTGAATTCGCCCTGTTTGCTTACGGGGTCGTAAATATACAGGATGTTGCCGTTGGTGCGGTTTTTGAGTACCGCATAGCCCCCGTTGCGGTATTCGACCACGAGGCTGTGCCACCGTAGTTCAAAGTTATTACGGTAGATTTTGACAAAGAAGTCAAACAGGTCATCGTAGTCCCATATCATGATTTTGTTGTTCATTCGTCTGTCTCCCTGACGCTCCACCATATCACCTTCCCTGCCTTTTCTTCGCTCCACTTATCTGGTTCCAAACCGATAAGTACCTCGTTCGTCGGTTGGTTCAGATTCCACCGAAAGACAACTTCGATGTAGAGAAACACATCAAAATCGGAGAGGTAGGTCTCAACGACAAATCTGAAGAACACATCGTCGCCGTCAACGACCACATCCACATACTCATCGTGGTCAAACCATTTGAGTAGTTCAGGATTCTCATAAATCTCTTTGAACTGCGTCTTAGAAAAGACCAACTTCTTGTCGTTGGTCATCAACACCTGAACGGTGGTGTTGGCTTTTGCAACGGATACGGGGACGGTAAATAACACCCCGTCATCGGTACGACGGTAGGTAATACCGCCCAAACACTCCTTCGGCTCCGTGTTGTGGACGCTCTTTGCCCACTTCCAAATATCCCGCCACTCTTCAGTTCGGATTTTCATCGGTATCACCTCCATCCAGCGATTTGATGGTCTCCCATAGCAACTTCCCAATCATCTTGTGGTTCGGCTCGTCTTCCAAAAAACCAACCCATACCTGACTGTGTTTATCAAACAGGTTCAGTTCAAACACCACGATAACATACGGATAGGCGTCCCAATCAGGCTGATACCCTTCCCAGTGGAACTGAAGTTGTATGATACTGCTGCCCACAACCTCTGTACGGTCAATCGGCGTATCGTAGAAGATGTGAACTAACTTCGGGTCTTGGTAAAGTTGACGGTACGGTGTCCACATAAACACCACCCGTTTGTTGTCCGTCAACAACACCGAAACGGTGGTTAGGGAGTCTTCGCGGTATAAGTCTAACCAGACAGGGATGTCGAAACAAACACCCCCATCACAACGGTAGTAGGTGATGTCCCCGTCCAACCGCTGTGGTTCGGTGTTCTGCACCTTCTGTGCCCAGTTCCATACTTTGCGCCACTGGTCTGTACCGAGTTTCATGCGTATCACCTCCATTAGTCATTACGGATGGGGGGGGAGGGTAAGTTCCCGTTCCTGAAGAACCTTCCACAACCGCGTTCCAAACATCTCAAAATGCCACTCGTTGTCTTCTAATAACAAATCAACGACAAATCTGTTGTCAAGAAAATTGAGGTCAACATGAATCCAAACCATGATATAAAATCGAAGGTCTGGGCTATAAAAATCCCGCACAAACCGAATCGAAACAACAGGACGGTCTACGACTACCTCATCAATATACACATGTTCAAGGATGAATTTGAGCATCTCCAAATTACGATGGAGTTCAGTACACCTATTTACTGGATAATAAACCGTCCCGTTATCCGAAAGAACAAGGTATGCTTTGAGTTCAAAGTCAGCGTTCGTAATGGGACGGAGCGGAATTTCAAACCCCACCCAATCGTTTTGACGGTAATAGGTAATACCGCCCACCAACTGTTGGGGTTCAGTATGCTTCACTTCCCGTGTCCACTGATTCAGTTTCTCCCACATCTCATGTACCTGCGGACTAATTCTCATCGCTATCACCTCACTTCTCATTACGGGTGGGGGGCTGAATGAGTTCCCAGAGATACCGACCTAACTGCTCTACACCGTCGTCGTCTAAGTGAAACACCATCTGAATCACAACCAAAGACGCCACTTTGCAGAGCGTCATCTTAAAGAAGACACGAACGGTGGGGGGGTAATCCAGACCCGTAGCCATATCATACCCGAAAACAATAATTGGGTCGTCAACGCGAAATAGTTCCATTTTGTTGTTGACTAATTGAGCCACCAGTTCATGGTCGTTGTAGACCTCCATCAGGTCAAAGGGCTTGAAGTCCACGATACCCTCGTCGTAAACATCAAACGACACACATATCGGTCGGTCTAAATCGGGTGGTTGGAAGTCAAAGATGAACTTAACGCAATCGTTGATTTGCCTACGGTAGGACACCACATCCGTAAGCCGACCTTCACCCGAAACGGTTTTTGTCCATTCATAGATACGCTGCCATACTTCGCTGGTCGGTTCAACAACCATCTGCCTCACCTCCATCTCCTATTACGGAAGTCGGTTGATTTTAGTTCCCACATACGCTGCGCTTTAGTATACCCCACCGTTGTCAAAAAAGTCAAGTCCTCATACGGTTGTGGTCTTCGCGGATACATCGGCGGATGATACGCATGGCTTTTTTCAGCAGCACCTCAACGCTATACGGGTTGGCAGGTATCAGCGATATGCGCTCTTGGGTATCCACCAACAGAACGGGGTGGTTAGGGTGGGTGGTGATATGCAACGAGTACCGACGACTCGGACATCGACCCACCGATACCACAACAGTCGGCGGAGATTCAAAGCCATATAACGGCTCCTTCCCCACGATGACCCGTCCATGACCAAACGACCGATGTACCCATCTTACATCGGGTAGTTCGGCGATGTCCAACACCTCATCGATGAACCGCTGCACCAAGTCCATGACGGTCATAGCCCTATGATACCCCATCTACATCATCAAAATCAAGGGGTCATGTCTTTCCCCCCTAAGAACCCCCCTATATTAATATATACACATCCCCATATTATTATATATTATTTTATATTATTCTATGGAATATATTATAAAATATAATATTATAATATATTAGTTTATTATATAGTATAGTTTTTAGGTTAAGCGAATCGCGTTAGCGATTCGCTTTCGTAAATCGAAATCGAATCGGTAATCGAATCGTATTCGAAATGGGTTTCGGTTAACGGAATCGTATTCGTAATAGGGTTTAGGTTAAGTATTAGTATACTCATAAAGGGTTCGTCTTAAGACGAACCCATTAAGAGTTAATATATATATTACGGGGGCTGAAAAAAAAAAACGAACCCTACCCCCACCGTATCGTACATCATACCCCCACCGTAAACCCAAACCATGCCCCCCCCACCGTAAAAGCCTATGACCCCCGCCGATTTTTGAAGCGTTTCAATAGACTCGTTTGGTCAAACGAGTTAAGTGGAACCTTTTTGCAAAAACGGTTGTCTAAAGAGGTGTTATGGCAACCCCCGTATGGATGGCAGTTCATCGCCACGATGTGGCGGACAACCAGTGTGCGTTTTGGTCGTCGTTTGGTTCACTGTTGCATGGCGGCTTCCGAATCGCCACCCGTATCCTCACCGCATGTCCAACCGCCCAAACAAAGGTTTGGACTTACACTTTTCCCGCTGCGCTTTATGATTTGCAAAACCAACCCCGTACTTGGGTCGACTACGGCAACCCGTTTGAAGACTACGCACTCAACGACCTCCCCCGTTTGAATTCCACAACAGGACAACCCATCATCGATTACCCGTCTACGGGTCGAAGGTACTGGGTCGATATGCTTCAAATCGACCCTGCAGAGGTTGCGAAACAACTCATACCGAAACTGAACCAACTACTCCACCGCCGTATCGCCGACGACTCGGTGTTGTTGCAACTGCTCCGCGATTTCGGCACATCCTCGTCTCCGTCCGATTTAGACCGCAACGGTGTGGTGGATGACGCTGATTTGCTGCGGTTGCTGATGTGTTTCGGTCAGCCGTTTATTACTCAGCCACCGAATTTCGATGGGTTGTTTGAGGGCTACTTCATCGATAACGCCCCTGAGTATCATCGATACTGGACGCAGTATGCAGGACGAACACCACAACAGGCGTTGGAAGGCTATGAGCGGTTTGTGCAGTTGCTCAAAATCGTCAGCCCCACCGCGAAAATCTGTGCGAATGTGTACGAAGGAGCCGTTTTGGATACATGGAACGGCTTCTTGGATGTGGTCGATGTGGTCTTCTTTGAGAATTGGCGATGGCACTGGGCGACAGGAACCCCGTTATCGGACTCCGCCATTCAGACCATCGAACGCCGAATACGGAGATGTCTTTCGGCAGGGAAATCGGTGGTGTTGGGTGTCCCTCATGCGTTGGATTCAGCGGACGGCAACCAGAAAAAAGAGGCAGTGCGTACCGCGTTGCAGCGGTGGGGCGATGGAGTCGTCTTTGCTGAGTACCGAAAATCCTTTTACAGAGGCAGAGAAGTTGGCTACCCCCGTCCCGTTCGGGAACTTTTCTGAAGCCCATTCCGTAATGGAGTTTGGAGGTGATACGAATGTTCAATCAGGAACCGACGAAGGATGATATTCGGCAACTGCTACAGGAAGCGTCCGAGTTTCCACTCGGTGTTTTAGTCAACGGCGTCGTGGTTCATCAAGGTCTATGGGACAACGCACACAACCAAGACGCATTTGGCTTCGATGAACCCAACGAGGATTCGGCGGTGATGACCATCGACGAGGCGGTGGAGCGTATTACACCAGAGGGCTACACCTTCCTTTTTGCGCTTTACCGTAGTTTTGTACGAGGGGTGATTTTCGCCAACCAGCGGGAACTTTTGCACCCTACATCCTCGTATAAAGTCGTGTATCCCCCCAATTGACGGGGGGGGGGTTGACATTTGTGTCATCGATGGGGTATACTACTCACCGATGAATCAAACCAAACACAAGGAGGCTGAGACCTATGGCTAAAACGAAGGTAGTGGAAGAGCAGGTGGTGCAGACGAACGGTCTGCTGAAGCGGATGATGGAGCAACTAACGGCTCCCATCGAGGGTACGCAGATGACCATCGGTCAGTCGCGGACAGGTGAACCCATCACCCGACCGTATGTGCCTTTGAAGAATGTGCTGCGTCGGCTGTGGACGGTGCTTGAGTCGCCGTTTGACGCTTCGATTGAGACCATCATGAACTGGGACTATGACGACTTCCGCCAAATCGTGGTGGTGGCTTCGATTACCCTGCAGACCGAACAGGGCGAAATCATCGTGGACGGTGTGGGGTCGACCGTTGTTCGACGCGACGCAAACCAACAACTCCACGAGAACGCCGTTTCGGCTGCGTACTCCAAAGCCATCAAGAACGCAGCGAAGTTCTTGGGTATCGGACTCGACATCGAAACCGATGAGGAAGTCCCTGAGGTGGTTCGCCCCCGACCGTCTAATGATGAGGTGTACGCCCAGTTAGCCCAAAACGAAAACGCGGACGAGGTGCTTCGTGTGGCGAAGTGGTTCGTGGAGCGGGTTTGGGGTATCGAACCCGAAGGCGACGGTCTACAGGATGTTTTTGAGTCGATGATACAGCAACTCGGTAAAACCTCTGACGGTAAGGCGATTTCGCCCAAGCAACTCTTCCACTGGTTCCGTCGTCGTGGCTACGAGAACTACCTCAGCGAACAGGACGACCTACTGACCGACCCACCAACGGCGGACGACATCAAACGAGACCTTGACCGTTTGTTTGACAAACGGGAACAAAACGGGAACCAACCCCGTAATAGAAGGTAGCATGGTCGCAGCGGGGTGAGGTCAAACCTCACCCCGACACCCAAACCCTAAACAGGAGGTGTAATGATGACAACGAAGACACAGCAGACGATTGAGCGGTTGGTAGAGACGCTGAAGGCGCAGTATCCGTTTCGGTACATCACCCTGCGCTCTGCGGAACGAAGTGAGGACGGTGCGCACAAGCAACCCCTGCACCGTTGGGGCGATTCTCAATATCAGTACGACACTTATGAGAAAGCGACACAGGGTGGTCGTCGTGGGGTTGGGTTGGTGATACCGAAAGGAATCTTGGTGGTGGATGTGGACGCCAAGACGAACACCCCAGAGGTATTGAATCGTTGGAAGGACTACGCGGTGCAGCACCGTGTCCCGATTGGTCGTACCGCAACGGGGGGTTGGCATTTGATGTTTCGGTGCGACCCGTCCCAGTTTCGGGGTGTAGTACAGCAGGACTTGGGTGATTGGGGTATCGTCGATTTGCGCACAGAGGGCAACTACATCGCCATCACCCACCCGTTATACAAGTGGTATCTGCCCCCAGAGTGGAGTGGTGGGCTTCCTCAGGTTCCTGACATCATTCAACAGATTCAGTGGACGGAATCGACCACCAAAGCCGTTGTTCACAAGTTCCTGAGTGGCGAAGTGGTGGAAGATGGTGGTCGCAACCAAGCACTGACGCTGATGGCGTTATTTAGCATGGGTCTGTATGAAGCCCTTACGGGTGAGGTCATGGATGATGAGATGTTCGATGAGGTTCGGGATTGGCTGAATGACCACTTCGTGGATGAGCCTGAAGAGAAGTTCGCTCAAGACCGAAGCCTTTACGACCGCCTGCTGAGGTATAATAAGGATGGTGTGAAGCACTATGCGCTGTCGATGTTGCGGAAAAACGCCACCAATCCGCGACTGAAGACGCTGCTGAGTGTGATGGGATTGCAGTCCGAAGCCGAACAAAAATTCGGCGCAGTGGCGACTACGAACGGTAAGTCGCACCACCCGATTACGGAGAAGGATACGGTCTATGAAGTGCAGTGGTGGAAGGGCGACCTGTATGAGCGGACACCCCGACTACGGTGGGTCGTGGACGGTTTGATGGCGTTGGGCGATTTGGTCTTGGTGGCTGCTCCCCCGAAGGCGGGGAAGACCACCCTCATCCACGAGTTGGGGTTTAGTATCGCCACAGGCAATCCGTTCTATGGCATGCCGACGAACAAGTGTCAGGTGGCGTACTGGTTCAACGACGAAACGCCTGAGGGTGAAGGCGAACGGGTGCGGTTGTATGCAGAGCGGTTTGGGATTGACTTCCGCACCTACCCGTATTTGCTCTATGCGTTCCATCCCGTATTCCCGTTCGGGAAATTCCTTGAGTTTGTGCGGAAGACGCTGCACCACTCCGTACTGTTTATTGATGTGGTGGGTCGTTTCATGGAAGAGGTGAACGACTACGGCTATGTGCAGCGGTTCCTGTCCGAGTTGAAGCAGGTGGCGGTGGAGAACCAGTTGTGTATCATCTGCGTCCATCATGCGTCGAAGAATGAGCCTCGTAATCCCATCGGTTCGACGGCGTTTACGGGTGGGTTCGACCAGATGATATTTTTGCAGAAGGACGACGAGGGCTATGTGCATGTGAGTATGGATGGTCGCCGTCCGAAGCGGGGTCGGTTCACCCTGCGGTTCAACGAACAGGGCTTCTTGGTAATGGACGATATGCGTCCGAACTTGGGTCGATATATGACGACCCTGAAGCGTATCTTCAGCCACAGCAACTACATCTTTGCGGACAAGTTGGACAAAGACGAAGCGGATGTGCTGCTGAAGTTGCACCGTAAAGGGCTGGTGCAGATGAAGACCAACAAGGAAGGCGACATCTACTTCCGCATTCCGTCGGATGTCCATCACCTACTGCAGCGTTTGAAGGCGGAGGTTGAGGAGATGGAACGATTTGCTGAGCGTATCGGCGACGCAACGGACTGGACGGTGTATCAGACGGTTTCTTCCCTACCATCCGACACCATCTCTGACCCATCAACCACCCAACCCACACAGCCAACGCCCATAGACGGTGGGGGTGCTGTAAGCGAAGCGGGTGCGTCAGAACATGATGACGACCCCGACCCCACGACGCCCCCACCGTCATCTTTTGACGCTTATGAATATGACTGGTTAGACGAATTGGACGACGGGGTTTTGCACACCTCCTACCCGTCGTCTGACGAGGGCAGCGGGGTTTTGCACACTTCCTACCCGCTGACCCCTGAAGGGGACGAGGGGCTGCTCACCTTCACCTCGTCCCCCCTCCCTGATGACACGGACATCGACGAGTTTGCTGCGCTTTTGGAGCAGTGGGCGGAAGAGGATTTAGCACAAAACACAGAACAAGGGGGTGATACGATGGTCGCAGCACCAGCACCACCGAAGACGCCGACGAAGCCACCGAAGAAGCCGAAGTACGGTGGTGGTGAGGGCGATGAGGACGAGGAGTCTGCACAGGGCGGGGACGACTACTTCACTCTACAGGGTAAGGGCGCAGACCCCATCGTCCCAGAAGAGGACAGCCTCGACGAACAGCAGCGACTCATGAATGAGTTGGTCGCCTTGTATGACCGAATCCGCCAACTTCAGGAGCAGCCCACGAAGGTACAACCCGTCAGGACGGACTTATCATCGGCTCCTTCGTTTCCGTATCCTGATTCCCCGCCTGACGGGTTGCCTTTGTGGGAAGACCTGTTTGAGCAGGTGGCAAAGACGGGTCAGCCGTTGGGCTATGGCTGGTCGAAGTGTCCACCTGAGTTGTACAAGTGGTTTGTGATGAACTACCCCGTCATCTTCTTGTACAACGCCCACTACGACGGCTGTTTTCGGATGGCGGAAGCCATCATTCGCAAACGGCAGGTACATCTCCCACCGAAGACGATTGAGATGGCGAAGAAGTGGGCGGACGCAAAACGGGTGGTCATACGGTCGCCGATGTGGCGGAAGGTGCAGAATAAGAAGACCGAGTTTGACCTCACCAACCTACCGTATCAGCAACGCTTGGCTGCGATACTCCTCAGTCTGCTCAGCGCACAAGAGGCGTATCAGCGGTTGATGGAGAAGTACGGTTCGGCTCCGAAACTCCAAGACCTCTACAAAGGTTGGTTCGCGTATGTTCAGGAGGTGGAAGAGTGAAGTGGGGCACAGATGTTGGCTCCTACACCTTATACATCAATTGGCAGCAGTGCCCATATCGGGTCTATTTGATGGGTCAGGACGAGGTACAGTCGTTGCTTTTCCCCCCGTTATTGAAGGGGCTGGTACTCCATAAGGCGTTGGAGTGGTTAGCCAACGGGGAGGTGGATGTCCATCATCGGTTCGATGAGTTATATGAGGCGATACTGACTCCCCGTTCTGACCTACTGCCCCATCAGTCTAAACGGCATGTAGTTTGGTATCCGCCTTATGACGAGGCGGACTTCCTGAAACAACTCAGGAGCGAACTGGTGTGGTTTTGCAAAACGGCGCAGCCGTTGCTTCATGGTAGAGAGATGAAGGCGGAGTTGGAGTTAGAACGCGACTTTCGGCAGTGGGTTTTCAGGGGGCACATCGATTTGGTCTTAGACGGTGTGCCGATTGACCTCAAAACGGGGCGTACCTTTGGGTTGAACCAGTTCCTGTTATATAGTTGGCTGTTGCATGGGTTCACAGACGAAGACCATCCGTTTGAGGTCTGGTTATGGGATGGTTGGCAACTGACCCAGAAGCCGTATCGGTTTTGGATGTCGGAGAATAACCCGACGCTGATGAAGTTGCTGTGGTCGATGGTGGAGACGGTGGAACAAACCCGCGACGGCTACCGTATCTTAGAAGAGGGTGCGCCTGTATGGAAGGCGTTCCTGCCCAAGACGCGGAACTACACCTGTGCCCCCAACCGTTGTTCGTATTTCAACATCTGTGAATACGGTCAGAGGAAACTCAAACGAACAAACGAATTACAGGAGGTGGCAGAAGATGAAACTACGCAGATGGAGGGATGATGGCTATGAAGACCGTTCGTATGCTCAGCCGTCTACGGTCTATGACCATATTGGTCATTCGGTCTACTCAGTCTTCGCTGAAGGCTATTCGGCGGTGGCTCCGCGACCGAACAGTAAAGACTCGTATCGGTTGAACCCGTATGCGGTGCTGCACTTAGTCGACCCGCAACCGATACCGAAAATGGTGGTTGCGGTCGATGTCGAGGTCGACCCCCAGACCGAAGAGGTAATGATGGTGGGGTTAGGCATGACCCCGATGGGTCTGGGGGAAGAATTTCTTTTCCTGATGGGGATATTTTCTCCCCATGATACGGTGGAAATCCTCAACGAACAGTGGTTCGATTTGCTGGTGGGTTATAACCTGTACGGTTATGACATGGACTACTTGGTCAAATATGGGTTGCAGGGCACATGGTTGGAGACGGTCAAGTTCCGCTATGGCGACCGTATTGAGGATTTGGAGGTTCCCTTTGCGTCGTACCCCATCGTGGACTTGTATAGGGTGGTGCAGCGGTGGGATGTAGAGAACGGTGGGGTCTTGGAGTCGTTCACCCTGAAGGATGTCGGTCGATTCTTTGGGTGGGGTCGATATGCGACGGACGACTTTTTAGAGGCGTATCGGTTAGGTACGGTAGAGGATTACCTATTGGACGACCTATGGCAGACTTTGGGGTTAGCGTTGGCGCATATCCCTGCGTTGAGCGTCAAGTCGCGGATGTTGTGTTTTGATATTCAGCGGATGACGGTGTTGGGGACGGGTACGCTGATTGATACCCTGCTGATGTTGCCGTATTGGTTGTTCGGGTTGAACATCCCGAAGCGTCCGAAGGGTAGAGAAGACTACGAAGGGGCGTATGTATATGCCCAGCCCACCGTACGGAAGGGGCATATCTTCACCGTCGACTTCACATCGCTGTACCCGTCGATTGTGGAGCATGAACGCCTGCGCCCCCGTCATGACTTCTTGGGCATGTTCTGGGAAGGGGTCGCGTTCCTGAAGCGTTTGCGGGTTCAGTACAAACGGCAGAATACGCCGTTGAGTCAGAACCTGCAGGCGTCTTTGAAAATCGTCATCAACTCAGCGTATGGCTATCACGGCAGCCGTTTCGCCTTTTCGGATATTGAGGTCGCAAAGGCGATTACCTCAACGGGTCGTTGGAAGGTGCAGGAATTAGTGCGGTTAGCGGATTCTTTTGGGGAGGTCGTTCTGGTCGATACGGACGGGATTGTGGTGGATGGCGACGCCGTATCACCCAGAGACCTACAGGATTGGCTCAACATGCGTCTACACCCGTATCAGGTAGAAGTGGACAAGTATGACGGGGTAGTTGTCATAGCGCAGAAGAACTATGTGCTTTTCAGGAACGACCGTATCGTCAAGGTGAAGGGGAACTCGTTGCGTAATCGGAGCGACGAAAAGTACATCAAAGACCTCTTACGCAATTTGATTTACCACCTCTACGAATCGGGTTCGATTGAGTATGGCGATGTGGTGGCAGAGGTAGCGAAACGGTTCAAAGACCTCATGAAAAACCCTGAGCGGTTAGTGAAGACGCAGCGGGTGGGTAAGTTTATGCGGATGTATCGGTCGGAAGTCGTAGAGGACTTAGCGGACGGTGAGCGGGTATCGATGGTGAAGTACAAAGACGGTTGGGTAAGACTAAACGACCCTTCCGAACTTGACCCCACCCGTATCGATTGGGAGTACTATCTGCAGAAGACTTTCAGTGCGGTGGGTCGGTTGGGTGGCGTCTTTGAGCAGGTAGCGAACGACCATTTGAAGAAGAAGGCTATGCAGCGGTTCAGTGATGATTACGGGTTAGGCTTAGCCATCCTGAAGAGCCGTCAGCGGAACAGGGAGCAGATGAGTCTCGTCTAATCGTGGGGTGGCTATGGGATGAAGAAGAAGGCTTCGAAGTCTGGTTCTGCTGCGAAGGCGAAGATACGGAAGGTGATGAGGGAGTTTGAGCAGGGTGAGTTGAACATCGGCAAATCGGACAAGAAGGTCAAAGACCGTAAGCAGGCGGTTGCGATTGCGTTGCGTCAGGCTGCTGAACTTGTGAAAAGGAAAAGAAGTCGGTAATCTTTCCTGCGTAGGAGGAAACCATGCTGACCCATGCGGAACTTCGGGATTTGGTGAAGTTGGAACTCCGTGTCCATGAGTTGCCGTTGAACGATACCGATTTGAGCAATTTGATTGTTGTTTCGGTATCGGAGTTGACGGGTCTCTTTGATTTGGTGGGTGAGGTTCGTTCTTTTAGTACGGTCGTTAATACGACTCAAATAAACTTGGGGAGCGACATCAAAAGGGTGTGGGGCGTCTGGTATCGTCCGTCTGGGTCAGTGGTGTTTGATTCGTATAATGAAGTCAACGAAGTGGTGAACGGTCAAACGGTGAAGGTCGCGTATTTGAATCGGAACACTTCGGTTGGTCGTGGGTTTGTTCGTGGGAACTGGTCAAAGACGGGGGTGGTGCAGTGGGAGCGTGGTGGTTGGTGGTATGAGTTCCCGTATGAGGTGGTCAACGACGATACGATTCGGTTGACAGTCTATGCCCCACCGTCCCAGTCGGTCGTTCCGTCGGGTCAGCGTCCTGTTTTGGGGGCATATCTTTTTGAGAAGGCGGATTGGGTGGAGTTGCGTCCGATTGGGTGGCAGAGCAGTTTCCAAACTTCGCCGTATCAACCCTTCAATTTATCGACCAACCCGCCCTCTTCTTTTCAGCCTCTTGTGGAGCATGAGATGGGTTATGGTTTGAGTTGGGTTGATGGTCGGATGGTGTTGACTTTGCGTTTACCGAATGGGTGGCTGAGGGAAGGACGGGACAACCTACGGGTCTATGCGGTGTTGTATTACGAAGGGGGCGACCCGATTCCGTTGCCGAAGTCGTTTAGTCGGCTGATTACGGTGATGGTCTGTCGTCGGATACTGCAGTCGTTTATGGGTGAGGAAGTCGCGAACTACTTGGCGTTGTACAAACGCGAAGAGGACGAGTTGAAGTCGATGTTGTATCGTCAGATGGAGTCGTGGGGTACATATCCTGTTCAGATTCGGTCGGCGTATGCGTTAGAGGAAGGTGGTATTCGTGGAGCGACCACTGACCGTTCCTCTTAGTTGTCGGTATCATCCGCAGAGGCAGGTCTATAACGACGCTTCGGCGTACATGCAGGGTCTGATGGGCAATCGTACCATGCCGTCGGTGGAGGATTACCAGACCATTACCATCACTTCGGGTTCGTCGCCGACCTTAGTATGGGCGGGGTTATACCATACTGACCCCACACAAGATACCCCGACGCCGTGTGCGGTGGTGAACTATGTGGTGGGTTCTACGCAAAGGAGAGCGTTGGTGGTTGGAAACAACAGCCTGCTTCCTACAGATACGGCGCAGTATGTTCGATTCGCGTATAGCAGAGCCATCGATTATGCAACTACACCGAATACAGCCCCGAACCGTTATACGATGTTTTTGGCGTTGCGGAACGATGGCAAATTGGACGGGATGGTCTTGGAGCCGACGGTACGCACCTTTACGAACTATATACCTTTGCCCCGTCCTGATTTAGAAGCAGCAAACTATGTTGGTTCTCCACCGACGGGGAGCGATTTAGAGGAGTACAAGTTTTTCGTGGTGGTGTATCAAACCAGCAACCCATACCGTTATTCGGGTTGGTCGTTGCCTGTCAGTATCAAACTCCGTCCAACGGAAGGATGGGGTATCAGGTTGCGGTTCACTGCGTCGTTTCTGACTTCTCTGGGGACACTGGGCAACTTCACCTGTCGGGTGTTCTGTATCAAGAACGGGGCGGTGTATTGGATAGGTGATACGGACATGACGAATGTGAACACCACCACCAGAGAATTGGGTGTCGTGGTTCCGCCTGCGGAGGTATTGCCTGCAGGAGCAGTCGATTTCGTCTTCTACCGCAACCCTGAGAAGGTGTTCAATAAGACAATCAGAGGGCTGACTGCTACCCCCGACCGTTTCATCTATTGGACGGAGACCCAAATCTTCATCAGCAATCTCTATTCGCCGTTTGAGATTGGTGTTGAGGAAGGGTTCGATGTTTCTGACGGGGTAGGGGGTGTTGTGGATGTACCGAATGTGGTCGATGTCGTTCCGATGTCGAACTACTTCTTGGTCTTTACGCCCTATAAAGTGTATCGGTTAGCGGAGTTCGGAACGGGTGTTTGGGGTGTTCAGCCGACGGAACTACCGCCACCTGCGAAGCCACCCAATAATACATCCACCCGTTTCGTGATACGGAGCAACCTGTACTACAGCGTTGCAGGTTGGGTCTATATCGGAGAGAACGAGGAAGTCCAAATCTTGGGCGACCAGTTCGATTTGCTGAGGGTGAAGACCATCGATGGGACGCCTGCGTATGCGGTGATGGTTGGTGAAACAGCAGAGAACGACAGCAACCTCTGGGTTTGGGTGGGTGGTGAGAATGCGGGGGTCTACCAGTTCCCCAGTGGTCAGTCGTACGATTGGGTACAGCATGTGGCGCAGCAGATGTATCTGTTTAGGGCACAGGTTTCCAGTGGGAATGTTCAGTTGAGGGTCTTCCGATGGAACCCAAACAAATGGGTTTCGGACACCAGCCAACCCCTCAAACCAATTCGGTGGGTGTATCGAACCGCGTTTCCGTATGAGGTTTACATCCATCGGGTGGGCGTTTTCGTCGGTGAGATAAATACGCTGACTACCACAAAGCAGCCCAAGTTGATACTAACGATTACGAACTTGGACAAGAACAGCCAAACAAAGTACCTAAAGAACTTAGAGGTGGGTTGGAATACGGTGTGGTTGCCCTGTAAACTGAGGGGCAGCACCTTCGAGTTTGACTTCCTCATCGGTGAGTTTACTGCAGATTCCACACCGAGTGGTCGCTGTTCGGAGAATGTGTCCAACCCGTCGTTTCCATCGAATCCCCAAGTGGACTACCGTGTCGGAGCCTTCATCGACTTCCAAGTGAAGGAGTTGACGAAAGGCGGTGTCGGTCGATGAAGAAAAGGAAACTGAAACGCCAAACCCAACCGTTCATTCAGAAAGCGAATCTGGTCGAATCGATAAGTTCCATCAAAGGGTTCGTGGTGGAAGATAAAGACCCTTCAGCCGAGAAGCGGGTCTTACGGACGGAAGGGGCACTGAATCGGGTACGACCAACAGGTGAATGGATGGTGGGGGTGTCAGAAGAGTATGCACCGATTGACCATAGCCATCCGATTGCGTTGTTGGTTCGTACCCACCCCCAACCCCCCGTCAACGATGAATTACGGTATGAGGGGACTCAGTTATATCGGTGGGACGGAACGCAGTGGATACAGGTGAGCGGTGGTAGTGGTGGCGGAACGCCCCCCAGCCGACTCCATCCACTGAGCCATCCCGATACGCCCCAACCGAACGAGTTGCGGTTCGATAACGACCGCCTTTTCGTACGGGTGGGTAGTAGTTGGCAGCGTATCGATGGCACACCCCCCACCGTTTTGTTTGTTCGGACGGATACCACACCCCCAAAGGTCAACGAACTGAGGTTTGAGAACAACCTTCTGTACCGATGGGACGGTTCGCAGTGGGTTGATATGTCAGGAACGGGTGGGAGTGGTGCGTTGACCATACGATACGACAGTCGTGTTCAGGAAGACGATACGGAAGCGTTGGGCTATGCGGAGATTGCCCATAACGATTTGTTCTATGTGGCGCATGAGGACTTCGCCAATAACACCCTGCTGTACCCCGTATCGCATGGGCGGTACATCCCTGCAAACCAGTGGGCAATCAATACGACGACGGAAACTTTTGAATCGTCTTATCCTGCCCATATTGTTGGTGTTTGGGATAGTTCGTTTGGGAATGTGTTTGGAAACATTACCACGATTCGTTCGGTTGCTGAACAGGAAGGGTTTCCTATACCAAATCCCAACTCTAACTCAAAGATGTTCATCCCCGTTGGAGTGTTCTATGTTCCCAAACGGTGTCGTTTTAAAGTCTTTGTGGATTTGCTCTATACGAAGTTTACGGTAGACGAAACCCAAGCCCCAGCCCCTGCCATCTTTTCTGCGTATCTTATTTTTCGGCATATCGGATTCACTTCACTAACGGACGCCAATACTTGGATTGGGGCGCAGTCATCTACTGTATCCTATTTGAGTCCCGAACCGACCCGAATTTACCCCATCATCGATGACCCCTATAACCGAACCCTGCGCCGTAAACGGTTTTATGCCACTATCGACCTCAGCGAAGAGTTTCCCCGATATGATGACCCGCTGCTTACCGATTTGCTTCCTGTGCCGAATCTTTATTTTGTGAGCATACTCCTCGAACGCCATCGGGATATAGAACGCGAACGCAGCAGTACGGGTGGCGGTGGTGGTACAGGAGGCGGTGGTACAGGTACGGGTGGTACGGGTGGTGTGGGTGGTGTTGGTAATCTAAGCATACCTCGTTTTCCACCTGATGTGGGTGATGAAGAAACCCAAACAGCAGCCGTCGGTATCATCGACATCTTAGGCGCATTTGTGCATATCCACGCTCCCACCAATCGCTATCCGCTGAGTGAGGTGTATAACCCCTAACCCCCCCCCCCGTTGACTTTTATGTCTTCGGTGGGGTATGATATGGGGTATAGGAGGTGGTCAAAGATGAGGTATCCGCTGAGGGACTACATAACGGTCGTGGTTTTGGCGTTGCTGATGGGTTATACGGAGTCCAAGACACACTGGGCGTCCTTTCCGCTGCCTTTGCCTCTGAGAATCGTCTATAGAGCAGAGGGGGGTATCAGAAGACGGCTTCCCACAAAACCTGCCCTTAGAAGCGAAATATGGGGCAAATACGGGGCATTTTGACGGTGGGTTAGGTTC